ATAGTATACTGCACGAATGGATATAATATAGAATACTCTTCATTTAATAGCATAGAAGAAATACATATCCCTACTAGAGATATAGCTATTCATGGAGATATACCTTCAGTAAGGAGAGCCATTCGATTATTAAATAATGACCCTAAGTTATCAGAGAAAATAGAACCTGTTATCTCTAATAAAATGAAAAAAAAAATACAATTAAAAAAGAAGCATAAGGTAAAAAGATATTATGGTTTAATAAGTAAGAAAGGATCTTTTATTGTCTCATTTGATTAGCACCTAAGAACTCGTCGCAGTCCTCAGGTAAGAATGTATTACTATTTATATCTTCAGTAATTTTTTCTAAATATTTAATATTTACGTATACCTGCTTTATCATACCTTTCTCCTTATGATAAAAGTCTGCTACTCTGTACTCATTCTCCCTATAATTCCATACATATAATCCGTCAGTAAATAAAAAGAAGAACTTCCATTTACGAGGATCTTTCTTATCCATGAGATACTCTAGTTTATTGTATCCGAAAAAAGTCTCGTCATAATGAGTATAAGTATTATATCTACTTTTTAATTCAGCTACTATTTCAGTATTTCTAAAATCAACCTGTTTTTTATTATTTTTATAAAACTTAAAATTATCCGTCTTATATACGTGTTTATTTAAAAAGTAAACTACTAATTTCTCATTCTTCGCACCATTTTTTAAATCTTTAACTAGTTCATATCCCATTTAATCTATACATAGATATTTTTTTAAATAATTTAAACTTACGAATAGATTTTTTATTCTTCTTTTTCTTCTTCTTGTTCTTTTTTAATATATACACTCTGAGCCACTCCTGTCGAATGACCCATTATTTTCGCGTCAGCCTCCATTTCTTCCTTTACCTTACCATACTTAGAACTTAAATATATCTTCCTTAACATGGTGGTACTGATTGACTTTCCCATTCTTTTCTTAGTTTCTTTTAAAAGTAATTGACTTAATGCATTCCTAGATAATGGTTTACCTGTAGAAGACTTAAATAAAACTCCCATACCATTAATACGAATATATAATCTTAATAGTTTCTCTAAATCTTTAGGGATATCGATATCTAATTCTTTATATTTTGCGGACGTTTTATAATTGTTTAGAACCATAAACATTTTATTTTTATTAACTACTAAATAGTTCTTTTCTTTTTTATCTTCTTCAGATAGTTTATTATATGACCTTTTATTTATAGCTTCCATACCAGCGAGGTCATTCCTCATAGGTAATCTAGTATAAATATTAAATATAATATATGACTGAAGTAATGCTTTATCTTTCGCAGTTAAATCCTCTTTCTTCTTAATCTTTTTATTTTTTATTTCAGTCGCCATATCGTTAATCATGTTATTAACCTCTGAAATATCTACGAAGTTATTCTTTTGTTTATCACTAATAACTCCTGTAGCCTGTTCGTCTTCATACTTCTTATTTAATGTATCTCTTAGATCTACATACTCCTCTATAAGAGGATCTTCCTTCTTATCTTTTACCGCCATTAAATAAACTATAACTGCATTATAATAATTCCTCTGAGTTGTAAAATGTAAATCTCCTATTTTATCTTTTACATTATCAGGCTTCTCTAAGAACTTAAAATTATCTGTATCCATGAGTTTCTGGAGTTTTAACAGATTAGAAGTATACATTTTAATAGTACTATCTTTAGCATTAGGACGAGATTTCTTTAATGTTTCGATTAGATTATCTTTATCGCTCATTATATATTTTAGTATATAATAAGATTAAAATAAAAAGAATTAAAAAAATTATGAAAGTCCTGAAAGTCCTAAAAATAAAAATGAAAAAAAGTAAATCTTAATATGAATAATTATAGCTCTTCACATTCTATTTTTACAGGTTGCTTTTATTTTAATATTTTTAAGGACTTTAAGGACTTTAAAAAAAACTGAGGACTTTAGAATATATTATTAATTACGTAAACATAACGTCAACCTTTCCGTCTTGGATAGTCATTACCTTCTCTACCATAATCCAGCACCTAGAAGTAAATGGCTTCTCTGCGTCTGTCATGCTTAAGAGTTTAGAATGAAGTTCTAGACCTCTGCTGTCTACACGCATTCCGTCATTAAAGCGGTATGCAGTATAGAACTGCTGACCGAGGAGCTGGTCTTGGTGAGTTCCTCCTACAGCATGACCCTCGAACTTATTATCAGCGATAGAATAACCCTGACGAGCATACATAGATCTAGCGATATGAGGAGGACCTCCCTGAGCGTCCTGAAGTCCGTGGTAATGAAGAGCAGAGTTAGACCTATCAATAGGATAGAGAAACTTATCATTTTTCTTAAAGTTAGCTACGAGTTTTCCGTATGTTCCCTTAGCAGTACTTTCAGGGGCGATAGAACGATAATCACAGAGAACCGACTTAATAGGTCCTGACGCTGTAATATTATCTGAAGTAATACCTACGATAGCACGTCTAACAACACGACCAGCACCTCCTACATTTCTAATCTGGTTCTCCCAGTCTGTAGAAGTAGCGAGAGTAGTCTTAGTAAGTCTAGGTTCTAAGAAAGTGTATCCGTAATTTTTACCCTGATTTTTCATGTAAGCCTCCATTTCTTCCACGTCTAAAAATGAATAATCTGCGATAAGACGTGTCTCTGCTGTATTGATAGAGAAAGCTTTAGTAAGGTCTCCACCTGAGGCGATAGATACTCGCTTCTTAGGGTCTGAGAATGTAATCTCGATATCAATAGCTTCCATGATTTTAAAAAGTGGTAGTTCTTGACCGCGTAGGCAGGGTATCAACTCGTCTAAGCTTACAGAAAATACTGGTTCTCTATCTAGTTTCATAAAGTCTAGGACTGAGTGATTAGTTTCCGTAGCAGTTGCATTTACTACTTTCTCTTTACCATTATCGAGAGTAATATGAGTAGTCTTATTAGCCTCTCCGTCTACATAAGATAGACCCATAGATAAACCCTTACCTTCTAGAAACTGGTCTCTTTCTTTAACTATTGACTGATCTGTAAAAACACTTTCGTAAGCGTGAAGGTGTCCCCAGTCCTGAACTTCACAGATAGTCTTACCTCCTGACTTAAATGCTACGCTCTGGATTAAAGCACCGATACCTACTGAGAGAGGATAGAATGCTTCGGTATCTGGTTTATTTAAAGAGAAAGTAATACGTGATCCTGCGTTTAGTATACCCTTATTAGATAGTCGTAGGCGACACATGGTATCCGAGTGAAAAACTGGCTCGAGTACCTCTGTGTCGATCCGAGAAGTAGGGTCGGTCATAACTGGTCCTGTACGGAGTGCGTCGGGCTTGGTGAATTGAGACATTTTTATATTTATAACTTAATAAATATAAAAAATTAATAAAAAAAAGTTAAAAAATTAAGTATAGATTTAATTTACGAAATAACCTGAACCTGTCCCTGATTGTAAACTAGAGTATTCTTATGGTGGACGAAGACGAATGCACTATTAGGATTATTATCGTTTAATGCTAGGTCTAACTGGAGACCCCACGCTTCACGTGAGAAGTCTGCTCCGTCCGAACCTAGAACGTCATAAGCTACACCTACTCCGTAAAGGATACCTCCCTGATTAATAGTTGTATCGTCTGTAATGTATGACTTATTACATGTAGTAGGAGATACTAGAGTATGACTAATCTTCTTAAATGGTAGAACTGAGTTCATAAAGTTTCTGATAATCTGAGGATCTACCTGCTGACTATTAGTATTTTTCTTAAAGGACGTATCTACATTATAGTCGAGTGGATAACGCATACCTCCCTTAGTCATTACTAACTGAGAAACGTCCGCGATTTTACCTGCTGAAGTAAGAGGGTTAATAGTCTGGAGAGAGTTATAGTCTAGATTATTGAGATAATTCGAGGGGATAAAGTTAACCATAGTAGACGATACTCTGTTAAGACCGAGAGAGAAGTTAAGATTAGCATTCGCCGAGTTGATAGTAGTGTAGTATCCAGTAATAGAATTATATTCTAGTGGTTGAGGTTTAGCTTCTACTCCTTGACTTACTTCACATACTAACTTAAGGTCTGAAAGTTCATAAAAAGCACCTTCTAAACCATTAGCTACAGCGTCTCCACCTTTATCATATAGCACCATGCTATCGGGAGCGAGGTGTAGAGAAATCATACAGCCCCCGATACCTGTCTGGCTACTAAGATTTATACCTCCAGTACCCATTAGAAGTCCTGTAGGGATATGGATACAGAACTCATTAGAGTTATCTCCTGCCCCTTCTTGCATAACCGAGAGCTGTTGAGCGTCTGTTGAGGGGAGAGTGAGACCCATATTACTATACTGATTAATTAGTGTTTTCTCGTCATTAATTACCCCCATGTAGCTACTATAGAACCTATTAGCTCCTCTAAGGTGTTCGATCGTAGTTTTACTACGCCCTGAACTGATAACTACTTGGTCTAGTATAGACCAGATACCGATACGACTATCCATAGATAAATCGTCGGCGGTACTAGGATCTCTATCGGCGTTCTTAAGAGCATTAAAGCGACCACATACTCGAATAGAGCGAGGGAGGAGTGTCGCCTCCTGTTCTGCGATTAAAAAGTCTACGACTGGTCTTCCTGATTTATAGCTATGCGTGGCGTTGGTGTTTTGCGGTAAAATCTCTAGATAGCGATTACTCATTATTTATACTATTTAATATATAAATAATTTATAAAACTTAAAATTAAAAAAACATTTTTTTTTAAACAATTACCGAAACATTATCTCCCTTAATGACTACACGTCTTAAATGAAATACGAAATTATTCCATAACTTATTTTTACTCGGTGCTGTTCCTTGATAATTGACCTGAAGGTTAAAATCTTTATTTCTTGTATCGTATACCCCTTCTACTCCCATGGTAGAGAGACTTAAGGCTCTTCCGATTACGAAGTTTCTATTAAAATCAGCGAGAGACTTTACATTAATAGAACTCTGGACGAGAGCTTTCTGCAGTTCTATAATCGGCTGAGCTGAGATACTGGTCTTAGAAGAAGTTTTTTCGCAGTTGACGACACGTGAGGGCTGAAGGCGTCCGTCATAAAAATAGACGTAGTCAGAAATGCTATCTGAGATACCTCGAAACTGGTCTCCTGCTAGTAGTTGTCCGTCTTCGTCTGCGTTTGCTCCTACGTCATAAGTTCCCTTAGCTCCGATACGTTCTCTACTGGAGTAGTTGGTAGCGTCTGTAGGTTGCGAGAGAATTGCCTTCGCTCTTGATTGATTGAGAGGGAGACGGATATTCGCTACGATATCTCCTGCATTCTGAGAATATCTGTAATTAGATACTGAAAGAATATCAGTAGTAATAGCACCATTTTCTTTCATTTTACTTAACATATCATTAACATAGTTAGATCCCATATCTACCTCCTGAACGACTAACTCTACATTAGAGAAAGTATATTTAGCTTCGTAATGATTTTCAGGAGAAGAGAGGACACTATCAGAATACATAAACCACGAACCCGCTTCTATATCATGACCGCTATTATTAGTAATATTAGCTGAAAGTGTAATCTTAATAAGAGGGACGTCTGTACCTGTACCATTATCTACCTGTACTAATTCTATCGCCGAAATTACAGGAGTAGCATTAAAACCTGCTACCTGAGTTCCTGCTGGATTTACGAAGTTAATACTTTCACCCACTACGAAACCGCAGGACTTAGGAGTGTAGTTAGAATTAATTTCAGGGTGGATATAAAATATATTTGTAGACGCTCCATTACCCCAGTCGTTAGCTCCTGTAATAGAACCATTTACCGAATGAAATACTGGATTAAGACGCTGACGCTTATGGCGTGAGACATTATCTAACTGAGTTAAGCACCTAGCAGGCTCTTCGAGGGTTATAACTACCTCCAGCCCTGTATACATATTAGCCCATATTTTCGGAGATCTAAAAATACCTGTTTCTAAGGGCAGACATAACTTACATGATAAGAAATTATCATTAGTAAAAGGGGCTGTTTTATCAGAGCCGTCGAACTCTTCTTTAGAGTATGGATTAGTGTAAGTATCCGCACATTCAGAGCGAGTAGTTCCTAGAGTTCCTCTGGTCTCAGGTATCCAGATAGTAGCACCTTCAGTCATAGCACGTTTACGCTTTTCACTATCATTCGTATCATAATCTCTCATGATAGAAACCATAGAATTATAGCCCTGTATTTCCTCTAACAATACTGAACCGAACTC